CAGACATATACCGTCACAGTTTCTCATCAAAGATCTGTTGCTGGAACCGCAGTTACAACAGAAATAGTTAAAGATTATGCAGTTCCAGCAAATGATTCTGTAAGTGTTTTAGATGGTAGATTAATTATGGAATCAAATGATGTTTTAGTTTTATCTGCTAATAATGCAACCAATTTGAAATTTATTGGAAGTATTTTGGAGACATTAAAGTGATATGGCAAAACTTTTAAGTGGAAGAGTAAAAACATTTAATGTAGGGATATCTTCTTATACGGAGAGTAATGTTTCTCTGCGTGTTATAGGAATAACTTCCACAAGAAGTTTAACAGTTACAAACTCAGCATCAATTAATGGATTAACTTATCCAACGTCTGATGGAAGTGCTAATCAAATTATAAAAACTGATGGAAGTGGAAATTTATCCTTTGGATCAGTTTCATCTCTAACAGGATTTGATTGGCAAGCAGATACAGATTTAGGATTAATTACTGATACAGTCACTTTAACAAGTGATTCTGGTTTAATAACTGATAGTGTAGGCAGTTCTTATGATTTGGGATTTATAGTAACACTTGGTTTAATTTATCCAACTCAATTTGTACTTCCATCTTTTACAGTTTCTACACTGCCATCAGCAAGTCCTGCTGGACAAATGTTATTTGTCACAGACGAAACGGGAGGTTCCATCCCTGCTTTCTCCGATGGAACAAACTGGAGAAGAGTAACAGATAGAGCAATTGTATCTTAATTTTTAAACAAGGAGAAAGTAAATGGCAACACAAATTCAATTTAGAAGAGGAACTGCTGTTCAGCATAATTCTTTTACTGGAGCTAATGCTGAAGTTACAGTAAATACCACAAATAAATCTGTTCACGTTCATGATGGTAGTACTGCGGGTGGATTTGAATTAGCTCGTGCGGATTTAAGCAATACGAGTGGATTATCACTCGCTGGACTTACCACAGTAGCAAACTTAAAAATATCAAATGACCTTTATGTTTCTGGAGTATCAACTTTTGTTGGGGCAGTAACATTTCAAGGTGGAACTATAACTTTAGGTGATGCAAATACGGACAATGTTGTCTTTACTGCAGATGTAAATTCAAGTATTATACCAAATATAGATAATTCATATGACTTGGGATCTTCATCTCAACAATGGAGAAATTTTTATACAAAAAATAGTTCAATCGGAATTGCCACCTGCACATCATTATATGCATCTGGAATTGTTACTGCTACTGATTTCAACTCAACCTCTGATATTACTCTAAAAGAAAATATCAGACCAATAGAAAACTCTAATGAAATTATCAATGGTCTTGAAGGTGTCCGATTTGTCTGGAAAGCAGATGGAAAGGAAAGTATCGGTGTTATTGCACAAGAAGTTCAAAAAACATTACCAGAACTTGTAAGTAATGGTGATATTAAGACCGTTAACTACAACGGATTGATTGGTGTTCTAATTGAAGCTGTAAAAGATCAACAAAGACAAATAAATGAGTTAAAAGTAGAAATAGAAAATTTAAAAAAATAAAATGAAAACCTTTAAACAGTTTCAAGAAGAGTGGACGAATAAATATAAAAAGAGTATCAATTGCTCAAATCCAAAAGGATTTTCTCAACGTGCTCATTGTGCTGCGAGAAAAAAGAGAGCAAGAGGTGAAGTAACTAAATCAAAACCAGTGGAATGAAATCTCCAAAATTTTCTCACAAAACACCACATTTAAAAGGGAAGCAACATCAGTTGGATCCCAATCTTGATCTGAAACAATTAGTTCATCACGCAACAGTACAATATGTTGACCGTGATGCTGATGGAGATGTTGACGTTTATGATAATCCCAAAAAAGGGATACCAGATGAAAATGTTTCTAGTGCTTCAAAAGCACAAACATACTCTAAAAAATTAATTGCAAAACAAAAGGGTGAAATTAAGCATACCAAAATTGGTATGGCTTATGAAGAGAAAAAAAATGGTAAATGTGAACCAGGAAAATATTATTGCTACACAGATAAAAAGTGCAAACCAATTCCTTCTGGATTTATGGTAGATCCAGAAGGAATGCTCCGTAAAGAAAATGGAGCTTCTATTGATGAAGAAGGACTTCGTGATTGGTTTGGTAAATCAAAATCAAAAGAAGGAAAATCTGGTTGGGTTAATGTAGTCACTGGCGGAACTTGTGCAAGTGACGAACCTGGTGAAGGAGTTCCTAAGTGTGTCTCTTCTGCTAAAAGAGCAAGTATGACACCAGCAGAAAGACTTTCTGCAGCAAGAAGAAAAAAAGCAGCAGATCCTGGACAACAAGAAAAAACAGGTGCAGCAAAACCAACTTATGTTTCCACAGATAAACCAAAGAAGAAAATGAAAGAAGAAATGGATGTTCAGGAAGCAAAGGATAAACCAAGTAAAGGCAGTGGAACAAAGGATGCCTGCTACCATAAGGTAAAGTCAAGATACAGTGTTTGGCCAAGTGCTTATGCGTCAGGAGCTCTTGTCAAGTGCCGTAAAGTTGGCGCTGCAAATTGGGGAACCAAGTCAGAAGAGCATATGCAAGAAGAAGAGAGATACTGTCCTTTATGTGATAAAAGAGAAACAAGATCTCAGTGTTCTTACGGAGAAAAAGCTTGGGATAAAGTTTCTGTAAAGGATGAAGAGTATTCAATGGCTCGTGGAGAACTTCAAACTATTTCCAATGCAGTAAAAAGACTGCAAGCAAAAGTTGGAAAAGGAGAAGGTGACTTAGAAGCTTGGGTTCAATCAAAGATTACCAAAGCAGCAGATTATATTGATACTGCAGCAGATTATCTTGAGAGTGGAGAAAGTGAAGTTACTGAAAATCTTGTAAGCAAAATTGTTGATGAAGTAATTAATGAGAAGTGCTGGCCTGGTTATAAAAAGAAAGGTATGAAGACAATGTTTGGTAAGAGATATCCAAACTGTGTCAAAGTAGAAGATGTGACTATTGAAGATGCAGATGGTAACACTTTTGCTGAAGTTGTTGATATAATTAAACCAGAACCAATTAAGGGATTTAAATCGCAAATTGAAGAAGCAACTCGTCTCCAATCACAAACTGGAAATGTAGTGATGGTAACTCTTTCTTGGAGAGGAAAGTATTATGCAATGAAGATGTTCTTCCCACAAGTAAAACTTCCAACTCGTAAAGACATTAACGATGAACTTCAAAAAGTTTATCCTGGTTCTACCGTAGTTAATCATATTGTTTCAGAAATTCAACCAGGACAACCATTAGTTCAACCAATTGGTCCTCAAGGTGGAAGTTTTGCAAGTCCAGGTCCTTCAAAAAAATATGTAAAACCCTATGGTGAACAAGTTGAATATGGAGAGATTGATGAAGATTGGCAATCAGTTAATCGTAAAGATAGAACTGCTGGATTAAGTCGTGCTGCTGTTGCGGCTTATCGCAGAGAAAATCCTGGTTCAAAACTTCAAACTGCAGTTACTGAAAAAAATCCAACAGGTAAAAGAGCATCTCGTCGTAAGTCGTTCTGCCGCAGAATGAAAGGAATGAAATCAAAACTCACTTCAGCAAAAACTGCTAGAGACCCAGATAGCAACATTAACAAGGCACTTCGTCGTTGGAATTGTAACTAATAATTAGGTTTCTTTATGACTGATAATGTTTATCTTGGCAATCCAAATCTTAAAAAGGCAAATACGCCTATTGAATTCACTCAAGAACAAATTGAGGAATTTATCAAGTGCAAAGATGACCCGGTATATTTTGCAAATAATTATGTAAAGATTGTTTCTCTTGATGAAGGATTGGTTCAATTTCATCCATATCCTTTTCAGGAAAAACTAATTAAAAATTTCCACAGACACAGATTTAATATCTGTAAAATGCCACGACAGACTGGTAAGTCCACCACTGTTGTATCTTTCCTTTTACATTATGCGGTATTCAATGATAATGTAAATATAGGTATATTGGCAAACAAAGCAGCAACTGCAAGAGAACTTTTAGACCGTTTGCAAACAGCATATGAAAACCTTCCAAAATGGATGCAGCAAGGTATCATTGCTTGGAATAAAGGTTCTCTTGAACTTGAAAATGGAAGTAAAATCCTGGCTGCTTCTACTTCTGCTTCTGCAGTCCGTGGTATGTCTTTCAATATCATCTTTTTGGACGAATTTGCGTTCGTCCCAAATCACATTGCAGATGAATTCTTCAGTTCAGTTTATCCTACAATTTCTTCAGGTAAATCAACAAAAGTAATCATTGTTTCTACCCCAAAAGGTATGAACCATTTTTACCGAATGTGGCATGATGCCGAGAAAGGTAGAAGTGAATTCATCACAACTGATGTTCATTGGTCAGAGGTTCCTGGAAGAGATGCAAAGTGGAAAGAACAAACGATTGCAAACACATCAGAACAACAATTTAAAGTTGAGTTTGAATGTGAATTTTTAGGATCTGTTGATACTCTTATCAGTGTTACAAAACTGAGAAATTTAATTTACAGTGAACCTCTTAAGAAAAATAAAGGACTATCAATTTACGAAGAACCAAAAGAAGATAATAACTATTTGATGACTGTTGACGTGGCTCGTGGAATTGGAAACGACTATTCTGCATTTGTTGTTTATGATATTACAACAATACCATATAAAGTTGTAGCAGTTTATAGAAACAATGAAATCAAACCAATGCTTTTCCCAAACATTATTTGGGAAATGGCAAAATCATACAATAAGGCATATGTTCTTGTAGAGGTAAATGATATTGGAGATCAAGTAGCATCAATTTTACATTATGACCTTGAGTTTGAAAACGTCTTAATGTGTTCTATGAGAGGTCGTGCTGGTCAAATTGTTGGGGCTGGATTTTCTGGAAAGAGGTCTCAACTAGGAGTGAGAATGACCAAATCAGTAAAAAAACTTGGTTGTTCCAATCTCAAACTCTTAATTGAAGATGACAAACTTCTAACTTGTGATTATGATATTATCAGTGAACTTACAACATTCACGCAAAGAAATCAATCTTTTGAAGCAGAGGAAGGGTGTAATGATGACCTAGCAATGTGTCTTGTAATTTTTGCTTGGTTAGTTGCACAGGATTATTTCAAAGAAATGACGGACAATGATGTTCGCAAAAGAATTTATGAAGAACAAAAAAATCAAATAGAACAAGATATGGCACCATTTGGTTTTATTTTGAATGGTGTGGATGATGAAGCAGAATTTGTTGATAAAAATGGTGATAGATGGTATACCGATGAATATGGTGATAGAGCTTATATGTGGGATTATTTGTGATGGATGTAGACGAACACTTTGAATTAGAGCATTTATATCTAACAGAAAGAGTTTGTAAAGTTTGTGGACAGAGAAAAGATTTAATTGATGGGTTTTACCTATCAAGAAAAAATAGATATCAACCATCAGCATATTCTTATGAGTGTAAAGAATGCACAATCAAAAGAATATCAATGAATAGAAAGAACGCAAATAAACAGATTGAGTGGTCATATCCTGACTGGTAGATGTTCGTGCATTGTTTCGGCGGTTGAAAGAAAACCTTTTTATAAATAATTTTTAGAGAATTTGAGACTTCTTCGGAGAAAAAAATGGCAGTAGCTCTTGTTTCACCTGGAGTATTGGTCAGAGAGGTTGATCTGACCGTAGGGAGAGCAGATAATTTTGGAGTGAGTGCTGGCGCAATTGCTGGACCATTCCAAAAAGGACCTGTTGACTTTCCAGTAACAATTACTAATGAGCAAGAATTGCTCTCAGTATTTGGTAAACCACTTTCAACCGACAATCAATACGAATATTGGATGTCAGCATCCTCTTTCCTGTCATATACAGGAATTCTTCAGGTTGTAAGAACAAACGGAAGCACTCTTAATAACGCAAATGCTGGAGTTGGCATTGCTAATACTACTAGTGCAAAAGTTAAAAACTATGACGATTACGTTCAGAACTACGAGAACGCAACAAACTTCTATTATGCTGCCAAGAACCCAGGTAAGTGGGCAAACAATCTGAAAGTCTGCTACATTGATGACTTTGCAGATCAAACACTTGGTATCAATACAACCAGCCCAGGAAATCTTGGAGTTATTGTTGGTAACGGTGTAACCACCAACTTAACAAATGTTGTTCTTCCAGGAACAGGAACAACTTCACTATTCAATGGTTACCTGAAAGGAATTATTACTGGTGTTACAACCGATTCATCGGGCGGAAATAGCTCTTTCACTGTAAAGGTTCTTTCAAGAGTTTCTTCTGGTGGAACTGAAACCAGTGTCTCTTATAAAGAAGGAAGCAACTTTGAATTTAAGACCACAAGAACCGTAAGTTTTGTTCAGCAAAATACAGGTATTGTTACAACCTCAGGTTCAACCATCACCTCAGCTGATGATTGGTATGGTCAACAAACCTTAGGTTTAACAAATGGTGTTATCTATTGGAAGTCTATCGCAGACAAGCCAACAACTAACCAATATGTAACTGATAGATCTGGTAAAACAGATTCACTCCATATTGTAGTTGTAGATGATAATGGAGAAATTACAGGAATTAAGGGAAATATTCTTGAAAGACATACCAACCTTTCAAAAGCAAAAGATGCAGTTTCCTCAGCAAATGCTCCACAAAAGATTTACTATAAGGACTACTTAGCAACTGAATCCGCATACCTGTTTGCTGGATACAGTCCATCAAATGCAAATGATGCTGTTCAAGGTACTTTCCCTGTAGCAAGTGGATACGAAGGAACTGCAGATACATATAATGTTCTAGAGTTATCAGATGGTCTTTGGGGTCAAAATGCACAAGGATCAACCTTTAGTGTGATTGGAAATAAAACTTATACTCTTGGTGGTGGTCTTGATTATGCATCATCAGTTGCTTCTGATGGTGGTGGGTACAAAGCAGCACTCTCTGATCTAATCACCTCTTACGATTTGTTTAGAAATAAAGAAAGTATTGATGTTGACATCCTGATTAATGGACCAGGTTTAGAGACAAAAGAAGATTCTCAGGCAAAAGCAAATTATCTAATTGATATTGCAGAAGCAAGACAAGATTGTGTTGCTACAATCTCACCTTATAGAGCTGCTGTTGTTGGTGCAAACTTGAATAACACATCTGCAGCAACCCAAACAACAAATATTGTTCAGTTCTTTGATGCTATTCAGTCTTCTTCATACGCAGTATTTGACTCTGGTTACAAGTACATGTATGACCGTTTTAACAACGTGTTCAGATATGTTCCATGTAACGGAGACGTTGCTGGATTAATGGCAAGAACTGATTTGAATCAGTATCCATGGTTCCCTCCTGCTGGTGCTCAAAGAGGAGTATTTAATAATGCAACTAAACTTGCTTATAATCCAAATAAAGCACAAAGAGATGCTCTCTACATTGCAAGAGTTAACCCAGTAATTCTTCAACCAGGTGTTGGAGTTCTGCTCTTCGGAGATAAGACTGCACTTTCTTATCAGTCTGCATTTGATAGAATCAATGTTAGAAGATTGTTCCTAACTCTTGAAAAATCACTTGAAAATGCTGCAAAGGCACAACTCTTTGAATTCAATGATGAAGTTACGAGAGCAAACTTTGTAAACATCGTTGAACCATTCCTTCGTGATGTTCAGGCAAAGAGAGGAATTTATGACTTCCTCGTTATTTGTGACACCACAAATAATACACCAGATGTCATTGACAACAATGAGTTCAGAGCTGACATTTTCATCAAGCCTGCGAAGTCAATTAACTTTGTAAGTCTGACCTTCGTTGCAACCCGCAC